TGACAATAACCGAACCTACTACAATTTCAATTGCAGTATTAAAAGCATTAGCCTTTGCCTCGTCAAAAGTTTGACCAGTACCAAGTACACGTGTGTACCCAGTAGTGTAGTTGATTGGATTAGAAGTTTTGTCTACGTTGGTGCTAGCACATGCTGTAAGAAACAGCATGGCTAATATAGTTAAGTATTTCATTTCATTTTATTAGCAAGTTGTTTACGTGCATCTTCACTGTCCAAATCCCAGCGAATAGTTACAGAAACCTCTTGCACACCAACCACATCTTCTTTTACTTTGATGAAACCTTTCAAGATTGACCGTGAAGAAGTTTGAATAGTTTCGGTCAATTGCACGACCGTATCGTTGGTGTTTTCACGCAGACTAATGTTCTTAGCCTCTTTGTCAGTCATTTCAACTGATTTGTCATCGGCTTTACCTGAATTGACTTTATCAGTAGCCTTTTCGATATTCTTTGCGATGGTGTTGTTGACACGATTGGTCGTGATTTCTTTGTTCAAAAATTCACTGACATTAGCATTGGCTCGCATTTCGGCTCTAGTCAATGCATTACGCATATTGTTGGTAGTATTACCAAAACTAGGAGCAGTACCGGTAGCTTCAATTGCTACAATCTTGCAATCACGCTTAAAACTGAACCAAGAACACTTAGTTTCAATTTTGATATTCTCACTAGTGAATGATGTAGATAGTTTTTGACTAGCAATTGGATCACTAGAATTAGTTCCATTACCTGTTTTCATGCTAGAACATGCGGCAAGCAAGCTAACCAAAGCTACAGCGGTGAGTGTGTGTTTCATAAAATGACCTTTCGGCTTAGTTAAAATGATAGTATAACACTAAATTGATTTTAGGTCAATTATTTTGGTCACGCATTTTGATTTTTTATGTAGTTTTGGACAGCGTCCTGCTCATTTTCGGACAACAAAGATGGGTCATACTCACCGCTTGAAATCTTATCAACTAAGAATTTTAGATATTCATTTGATAAGTGTGTGTCAGTTAAAGTTCGTTGAGTCTCAATCCATTGTATGCCATTGTATTTGTAGACTCGGTTTGGAACAATATCTACACGAACAAACACATCTCCGGTCCTTCCTTTGTTAGGAAAGGTTATTCCGAAATTTGTTGAACTTTTTCTCCCATTATCTTCTTGTAATGAAAATTCTGGGTATAACTCTTTGAATACTGATATGGGCATATGCCTACCTTGATAAGATACATACCCCGCAGAATCTACAACATACTTTAGCTTTTCTTTTGGTTGTACAAACGCTGGCCCTGTTTGTACCCATTCACCAGTAGTGATATCCTTAATACCTTCAAAATTAGGGGAATCATCTTTGGCGATGGGTTCTGGCTCTACCGTATCTGCCATCAGTTCTTCCATAGTAGGTTCTGGTTTTTCTTCTACTATCTCAGTTACTGGTTGTTTTTTTGCTAATTCAGCAAGGACTTCTTCTTCCTCGTTAGTTACTGGAAGAAAAGATAAGTCTACCCCTTTGGTATTATCGGCAACGTCACATTCTTTGTTGGGGCAGAATGGTCCTATTCCAGGCACATCAATCAATACTGTGTTACATTTATAACAATTTATAGTAGGGTCAGATTCTTCCTGTTTAGCAATTACTTCACGCAATGCAGCCAATGCTTCTTCATTGATGGGCCCATCATCTTGTTCATCCTGTGGTTCTTCTTTGTCCCATTCACGGCTTTGGTTTGCACCTATAACTAATACAAGTGCTAATGGATCAAATACAATAACCAATAATATAATCACCCATCGCACTGATCGTTCTAAAACATTGGCGTCAGGGTTATCGCCATAAATCAATGCGGCAATATATTTGATAGGACCTACCTCGGCTTCTACTTTTCTTAGTTCACTGGCAATTGGTGCTCGTTCTTCGTTTAACTTTTTAATTTCAGCCTGTGCTTTAGCAATGTCACCTTGCAAGGCCCCTCGTTCCTTAGCTTGTTGTCTACGAATGGCAACTGCACGTTCCGCTCCCTTATCACTATCAGTACGACCTAACATCTGGTCTACTTGTGCATCCATTTGTTGTAGTGCTTTTCTACTAGTCTCTATATTATCACGTTCTGTTTTGATTTTTTCATCAAGGAGTGAAACCTTAGCTTGTACATCACCGGTTGGTACACCTTGATCCAAGTGTGCTTTACTTAAGAAGCCAAAGATGCCCATGCTTGTTAACAATGCAAGCAATATGACAGCAGGAACAAGATATAGTTTCAGTATCCAACTCGCCTTAGTCCAATATTTGCGTAACCAAACTGTTGTTGTAATCTTTGCTAACTCTAGTGCTGAACCCATAATGATAATGGGAATTACAGCGCCTGCAAAAATGGCGGCAAGACCGATAATTGAATACCAGGCTGCAATAGAACTAAGTGCTAATGCCACAAATAGTGTGGCATTACTGAATGTAAAGATTTTTGAGAACATCTAGTATTTATATGTCAAACAGATGACCGAATGTGCTGATAAATTCATCCATACGCATTACTAGTTTGCGTGGCAAACTATTACCGGTATATATAAGATAGGTTACAAATGGTACTGTACCCTCATCAAAATCTCTATCTCTAACTTGAATAACTTCAATTACATTGCCATCTTCAAAGGTATATTTTTTGCCCACTAGTGGATGTTTCATACAATCTTTCCTAGTCGTGAATAAATCATTTGATCTAAAAGATAGTCATAGTTTTGACCGTTCCTACGCCGTATCCAAATTTGTTCAAGCAATCCATCGACGGCCCCGCTAAAATCGTGATCACGTGACTCTAATTCTTCAACTAGATCATCCGTTTCAAAGTCTCCAAGATCAACATCAACATCTACTTCGGTGGTAATTGTTTTATACATTTTTTTTATCTTCCGGATCTTCTTCAACACTTAACCGTTCAAACTCACGTTTGAGGTCTTCCAATGCCGCTTCTAACTCTGCGGTGTTATCCTCAAAATCTTCATCAACCTCATCATCTTCCACACCATCCTTTAAACGACTCAGTGCATTAGTCTTTCGCTCTTGTTCTTTTTGTTCTTCTGCAATGCCAATTTCGGTTAACGTAGTATCACTTTCGCACATTGGACAAACTTTTTTGGCTTCACGCTCACCAGTTTCATCATCTTCTGGCCATATCCAATCAGTATCAAACTTAGAACCTTCCCACTTACACTTAGTACACTTGTGTGTTACTGGGGATACATAATCTTCACGCACTTCCCAATCTTCAACACTATATGTGATATCGTAGCCACCTTTACGGTCGGTCCACCAATCATCATCATTGAGATAGTCCCAATCTAGGTCAATATCATTCTCCCATCCATCAGCGACAATTTCTTCAAAATCAATTTCGCCTTCTTCAATTTGTCTAAGTTTCTCAGCAATTTCATCTTCATCTAAGTCAGGATAAATCTGACCAAGGATATCAGCATCAATTTCAATGCCATATCGTTTTTCAACCTGATGCCACTCACTTTTTACTACTGTTACCATTTTTTATTCCTTCTTTAATGATTTGTTCCATGTAATATATATACTGTGGATACTCTTTTGCCAACTTAGAAATCATTTTAAACATGTCTTGTTTTATAATTTCTTTATCATCGGTTCTTCTAACAAACTCGTCTAATTTTTTGTTGAGTAAAATTTTAAAATTAGTCTTGTTCATATAACTTTTATAAACATCCAAATACACCATATTGTCATTAGTACCCAACCTAGCATCATAATATAATCAAGGATACCTATGTCGTATTCATACGGTTTAATATAGGGTTTATTATTGACTGGATATTTGATTTTAGGCTTGAGATAAGTTACCTTCCACTTTTCATTATACGGAACTGCTTCCCTGTCAAGCGGGTCAATCACTGTGCCATGATTATCGCCCTCGATTAGTTGTAATATAACTTCTTCACCTACTTTAAAACTCGTAGGATGTTCTGGTTCTGCCATTACCAAATAATTGGCAATGTAGATTTTAGAATCATACCCTTGAATTGTAACTTTCACCTAGTAGTACCAGCGTTGATATCATTTTTAATTTTTGCAATAACCTGTTTGGCTTCTTTATATTCACTTGATTCTAACATATCATTCATCAACTCGTCAATCTTTTCCTGCAAATCAGGGTAAACTTGCGTCCAACGAATGGTATACAATTTTTTATCGTTCATTTTTTAACTCCAAAATGTTTATTCATGTCATATATAATAGCAAAAGGCTTTGGTTCTGATTTCCAAATTATACTTTCTACATCCTTCAAAATCAATTCAACAAACTTTTCTTTGTCAAAGTTCTGATAACTAACACCCCAACCATGTTCTTCAATTATGGTTGCTTGTTCAATAAGTTCTTTAATTCGTTCGTTCATCTTATGAATCCTGTATACATTTCAATGCATTTGGACTAACATTTGTTTTTGCCATTAGTTCAATTCTTCCTTTTTCAAGTGCAATTAAACATGCATCTTTGGTAGTGAACATACTTACCGGCACTAACACTTGCCCGTACTCAGCATTAATCAATGCAATAGTAATGTACACTAATGTCCACATTATTTGTCATCCCTAAATCTAACAAAGCGTGGAAAGCGCAGGCTGTATGTGCCATCACGATTTTGTGTAATTACATCACACAAGATTTCAGCAGTCCGACCAATGATATGATTGCTACTATTCCAATAGTCATCTCTATCACTATCGCTAAACCCACTACCAACATTGACGGATATATGTTTTCCGTCATCGTGTCCCTCGCAAACCAAAGCTCCGAGACGACCTTTATTTCTTCCAGTACCTTCTTCAACACCGATGACCTCCAAGTCTACCGTAATAGTGGGCTTCCACTTCATCCAATCTGTACTGCGTTTGCAGATATATGGGGCATCTAAATTTTTAATCATAATGCCTTCGAATCCTGCATTAACTTGATCCTTAGCATATCGTTCTAATTGATCCTTACCTGCCGCTGTATCCAAGTCAACCATGATGTGTGGCAACAACTCAACATTTGGCATGTCATCAATAATACTACGCATATCTTCTAAGATAGTAATGCGTTTGTGTAGTTGTGCATTCCAATGACCTTCACGGAAGGCTGCTACTGGTATAATGTCAAATACATTGAACACACTATCCTCTGCTTGTACATCAGTCTTGCGGCGTGCTTGTCGCATAAGTTCTTGGAATGTATTACCAATCACTTCACCATCCATTACAAAGCCCATGCTTAAGTTACTACTTGCGGCTTTATGTGTAAGTTTTACAAAGTTCTCACGCACTTGATTTTCAATATGACCAAAGTTGTCAAACTGTTTACCATTGCGACTGAAACAAATAGTGACAATATTGCCATCTTCATCTGGGATAGCTGTCAACAATACACGTACACCGTCAAGTTTAGGCTCAAGACGTTTGATGCCCTTCATCTCAGGACGACCTTCACTGTTAGTTGCTAGTTGACAACCAAAGATTGGTACTTCATATTCAGTACCTTTACAAATCTTGTTGATAGTTTTATCACTGATACCTGCTCGTAAGTCTCTACGCAACACCGGTGCTAAAAATGTGTTCCATTCTTCACTATCAAATCGTTCAGCCATGTTTTGTACAGCATCACGTGCCGCATGACCTGTCAACTTGCGTCGGCTAAGTTGATACATCAACGTATTGAATTCATCCCACGGATTTTCTGCGTCAACAATACCTACAGTATCGGGCACTTGACGAATACCAAATGTAACATAGGGATTATAACAGGCGTTAGTAAGGCCCAAGAAAATCTGACTAATGCGATTGCCTAGGACACTTGCCTCAAGCGCCTGTAAAATTACATCTTCTTTATGAAGGCGACTATCGCTCTCGTTTAATTTATTAATCCAACTTGCACTCATTCTTTTAATACCTTCCAAATAAATATTAAGTGGTACATTACTTAACCTGCTCTTGCACGATAAATTTTGTTTTCTCAACGCCGTTATCAAGCATTTTAGCAATGCCAGTAAAGCCTACTGTTGCTACTACAATACCGAAAACAAATGCAATAAGATGGCTCATAAAAACTCCTGTGTGAAAGAATGTATATAGTATACTATAACTAGGATATAATGTCAAACAACCTTTACCCGATTCAATTGGGTTAAGTTGTCACGATGGGCATGGGCTTTGACAGTACCGAAAAATTTATATGTCTTTCCAATTTCAACATTGTTGATGTGGTTGTAAGCAAAAAATACTGCCTGATCGTCACTAGTAATACCGGTTACATAGTTAGTATTCCACTTTTGACTATACATGGTCTTCAAGATTTCGATAGTAACATTAACCTTATCACCAACTCTACCTATGAATCCACCAGTAGCAAATTTAACTCGCTGGTCAACACCATCACGCTTAACACCGCGCTCATAGCAACTTGGCAAACTTGCCATAACTGCTACATCATAATTACTTTCAATGATATCACGATTGGCAATAAGCATTGCAGTGTTATCAAACTCACTCAATTTAATTCCTTTGAGAATTTTAAAAGTAAATGCTTGATAGTACTTGCGAACCGTTTTAGCCTGCTCACGATCCTCGTCAGTAATTTGTGTAGTGTCTGCCAACAATAACTCTACCAATTGGCGATTAGATTTTTGATCCATACTAGGATCAGATTCGGACAATATACTCAGTTTAACATACGCACCATTGACTCGTTGGGCCTGACAAGCCGCGGCCCAAACGTCATCGGCGTTAAAATTCAGTACAGGTTTCTGATATTTAGACATGTTTACTCCTTAAACCAAGCCAACTCTTTAGCAGGGTAGCGGATGGAACCTTCGTAGTCCAACTGGCTCTGCTCAAACTCTGTGAGGTAATCATCGGCTACGACACGGAAGTCGATGATGCTCTCGCGGAAATGATCGTTATAGCATTCAATCTGTCCACGTACAGCCATCATCACAGCAGTGGTATGGGCAGTGTTGCCACCTTTGAAATTCTTGACCACGTAGTCTGAGCCGCCTTTGGCTTTCCAGTATTGTGGGCACTCGTTCTTGCCGTCCCAATCATGGGCACCATAGTTCTCGTAAACCTGTGTAGTGATTAGTAGTTTAGCCATGATTACATGCTCCAAAAAGATTCGCTAGAGGGTGAACAGAAATACGGGGTGTCATACCGTTCCTTGTAAGTCTTACCAGTCATCATGTTGCGTTTGGTAACAAAAGTCTCATGGGGTTCTACAATAAAACCCAACTTAGTTTTAGCATCAATCACAGCCTTGATGTAGGCCCTAGTGACTGGGGCAAATTCTTCTTTTGAAACAAGACGCTTACCGCCTTTGACACGTTTGTCAGATTTGTACAGTTCCAATGTGTATTCAACTAGTGCAGACATTTCAGCTCCTTTAATCAATCAATACAAGTATTATATACCCAAAGTGATTTATTGTCAACCTTTTTATTCAGTCTGTTGTTTGACAAAATCCATAAGTTCACCATAAAATTCTTCGTATGCTTGTGCAACCTCAGTATCGAGGTCATCGTAAGTATCTCCTAATACTTGCATACAACGTAAGAGACCCGGTTGACCCATTTCACGGTGTGCGTCAGCGATAATTTGAAATGCACTTCTTGCCATTTGTTTTCCTTTTCTTTACTGTCTAAGACTCTATTATATACCCAAACCGATTTATTGTCAACCTTTGGGTAATGCAACATTAAGTATTACCTTTTATCACAGTATTCAAACAGGATCCACTTAGCACGATTCAGTGCTTGGCGAACATCTTCAATGACCATGAAATCATACGACCCGCCGTTGTCATAAGCAATCATTTCCTGACAATCGGACATGATGCTAGCGGCCATCATAGCAGGACCTGAATGACGAAAAGTAAGACTTTGTTCTACAGCCTCTTTCATCTCGGCTTCGGTGACTCCGTACATGCGAATGTCACGTTTTTGGCTTTCGCTCAGTGCATCATAAACTTGGGTCATTGATAGCTCCTTTAATGAATCAATACACGTAGTATAGCAGAGTATCCATTTATTGTCAAGTTTTGGACAAAAAAAAGCCCCGACTAGCGGAGCCTTTTTAGAACTAAAAGTATTACTTTTTCGTTGTAGTACTTTGATTTACAAAACTATACATTTTTTCCGCAGTTTCTAGGATTTGTTCTAGACCAGGAAAGACTGGCATTTCAACTGTATTGACTAGTTGACCTGTTTCAGAATCTTTTTTTGCACTTAGTTCCCAACCAGCAAATTTCATGCTGTACTCTTTTTCTACAAAATCTTTAGCCATTCCTAGGACATCGCTACGAATCTCGTACCCATTTTTGCTGAATTTTACTTCAGGCATTTTTGGTGTGTAATCTGACATGTTGTCTCCTGTGTTTGTATGTGAATTGTATAACTGTTAAGATTGAATGTCAATCTAGTTTGGGTTTATCTACCCTTGAGACCAGGATCGGATCTGTGTTTCTTAATAGCTTGAATGGCTTCTAAGATGCTGTTTAGTAGTTTTGCAAACATAATTATTCTGCTTTCTTACTTGCGGCTTTTTTGGCTACAGTTGGAAACTTCACAGTTTTGGTAACTTCGTCAAAGAATTGCTTGCTTGTAACGATTAAGCCAACTGATGTAACAAAGGACATCATTGCATCAACATGACGCTTTGTGTAATCTGCTTGGGAATCAACGAATGCATTCATTGCTTTAGCAATTCCTTCGTGTTGTACGAAAGTTGTTACGAATTGCTTTTTGGCTTCTTGGACCGCATCAATGGCGGCGTAATTGAAAGTGTTAAACATTTTTATCTCCTGTGTGTGTTTAAAAGTGAGTTTTTATACAGAACTCATAACTGCATTAATATTTATGCCTGTTTATCTGATTTATAGATTTCTCTATACTTTTTTAGAGCAAGCACTCTAGCAATCAGTAATCTATTCTCTGCGTATTCGGATATCGTATCATCTATAACTTCTTCTTCAACCAGTTTAACTTTACGATATCTGGTACATAGAGCCTCATCATCAAACAGTAGGAGATTTGGATCAGCCCCTTGTTTGATTAATGAGTATCTTATTGGATTACTTCTTAGGAGCTTCGGCTTTTTGATCCTTAGCGGGTGCGCTTTTGGGATCGGCTTTCTTTTCTGCCTCCTTGTCAGCTTTCTTCTTAGCCAATTTCATTTCGCCAGCTGGCGCTGCCGGTGTAGCTGGGGCAGTTGCTGCCGGTGCGGCCGCAGGGGCTTTTGCTGGTTCAGCGGCGAAAGCAGATACTGCAACTAGGGTAGCAATTAGAGTAGTGATTAGTTTCATTTTGTGTTCCTTTGAAGTTAATGAATTCGTAGATTTTTTGTCTACACATATATAACGCGGTAGCCTGTAAAAAAGTTTACATCAACCACCACGACCGGTGCGTCTTTGCACACTACTTCCACCGAAACCTTTTGTGTTAGGTTTTGGCCCTTGTTTCTTTGGCGCCTTACCTAATCCCGGGTGAAGTTCATTGTTATTCTTTTTGGCTTCATTAGCCATATTAATAAACGGGTTCTTGCTTTTCTTTTCTTCTGTCATTTTTTTACCTTTATTGAATGTAAGTAACTATCTATATCACCGTACAATTTAAGTAGCATAGATATTCTGCTATCATATAGCCTGATAAAAGGTTTGTGACCTTTATCACTTTTATTTACATCAATATAGTAGGGGCATTTGATTTTTTTGTCTAGGTCTAATATGAAGGCATACCAACTATATTTTTTAGACACTTGAAAGTCATGGTCGTAGTATTCAATTTTGGCAAATCTAAATTCCAAATCGCCGACTTGAGTAAGTCTTAATCCACCTCTAGGATTAAACCACCATTTTTTTATCGCTTCTTCATATGACCAAGCATTGCCAGTTGAATGGTCTAGTACAATCCTAGTTAGTTGTTCTTTGTACTTTACATTATTCATCTGGATAAACGCGGGTGCCGTTGTTCATAAACACCACCGTAAATTTATCAGTTTTGAATTGTGTATTCAGTTTACGGCATAGATTTCTTGCATGACCGGGGTTACTAAAACTTGTTTTTTTATATTTTGGAACAGCTTCACTATCTAAGTAATGTTGACTTTTTAAGTTGATAGGTTGGTTATCATAGAATACTGCCCATATACCTGCGGCTTCTACAATTTGGTCACATTTGTATGTTTCTTTATCAACTATTTCTAGTATTACTTTAGGTTGTGTTCTGCTCATTGTTTACCATTTGCCACCGGCCATTACGATAGTAACATCCTCAGTCTTATTAGTTTGACCTCTTTGGTCTAAAAGTAATACCATAATTTCGTCACGCATTTCTTTAGCATCAGTGATCGGGATTAATAATTCACGGGATTGGCGTGCCTCTGCACTAGCCACTTTGTCTATGAATTTTTTAATTTGACTCATCAACCGTATCACCCAATGGTAATGCAAACATCCTTACCATTTCACCACGGATATTAGCGCAATCCTGAGGGCTAATTGCTATGCCCGTAGATTTTAATTTACGTGCATTCTCTAATTTATTACGGAATTTAGCAAATGCACTGTTTTCTAAAACAGCAAGTACTTCTGCTTCTAATGCTGTGGCTTCATCTATAGTCATCATCATGGCCTCAGTTGTATTGCTCCCATTAAGTACTGCTACTTTATGGATAAAAGTAAGTGTATTTTCTAACATATTATATCCTTTGTATGTTATATATATTTATGCTAACAAAACCTCATCCTCTGTCTTAAAAGGACCTGTATAGTCATATCTTTGGACAAAAATGTACTTTGGACAGAAAATCTTTACATATTCCTCATTTTGTTTGATTCCGAACCATCCTGCAACATAATAACACTTGCTTTTTGGTGTTTTGGTAAATATATGTAGCTTCCGCTTTACATCATAAAAACTGTTGTAAATCCTATTACCACTAGTAGGATAGATAGCAAACGGAGGAACTGATTGCTTTTCTTGCTTACCTACCTTTTCAAACTCAATTTGTTTTGACTTTTCAATTGCTTTGGTACTACTGTACTTTTCAACAGTATTATCCATAATTACTTGATATTCACTTCCCTCTTGAATTACATTACCTACTTTTTTGTCACCATCGGTGACTACCCAATATTGATTTTTAATAATTGGTTTAGCGACTAGATTCATTGTTATGTTCCTTTGTTAATTCTGCTACAAACAAAAAATGTTCGTAGGCTTTTCTAACTGCTGGTACAGCTAATAGTTTCTCAGCTTCCACTGACATTGCCTTGACTGCTTCCTCACAGGCCTCTCTAGCACTGGGCCACTGCAATGCATGCCTTTCATTTCCAAATGCTTTGTTCAATGCTTTCCAGCAACGCAATTGTTCTTCTGTTAATTTTGTTTCTTTATTGGCAGCACGTATATCACTAGCCTTCATTAATGCCGAACTAATTGCATCTTCTGCTACACGACCAGCCGCAATCATTGGTGCATATGCAGGGTTTACATTGTACCGTGTGCTTTGCCCACCGGGATAGCATATTACAAGATGTGCCCCTGCAGGAAACGCATCCATAAGTGTTCGGTCGTACTCATACACTGGTACGTATCTACGACCTACTTTTTTATAAAAAATTGTTTTCTCGCTCATTTTGCTACCAAATTACCCTCGTATGGTTGATTCAACCAACGTGCATAGGTTTCAGCATTTTCTGAAAGTTTTATAAGTTCATACTTACCGCAGAACTTGAGAAAGTGTGCGCCCACTTGCGGAGTCATAGTTGTACGAACACCATTGCGAATACAATCGTCAACTGCTTGTTTAATATCATCGGGTTGTGCAGACAGATCAATCAAGGTACGATTCCGTTCATAATCATCTCTAACACGATGCTCAACATTGTCATGGTCCAGCCAGCGGGTCAACATCATCGTGTTCCACGAAAATCCTTGCTTATGTCTATCAGCATACGCTTCCATGAGCCCTACTTTATTTTTGCTACCCTTTTCACGCACACCTGGATATGCTGAAAAAATATTGTCACTACTATCACCCCGCATACATTTCAGGAATAATAAGTATTGCGGATCACCTAACAATTTAGGTTGTTTAGTTTTCTTATCTAGAACCGGCTTACCTGAATCTTTTAAATATCCGCCGAGTGTTACAAGTTCATTTGCAACACCCGAATATCTTGAAACTTTTTCGGTAATTAATTGATCAAAATCTGTATCTGTCGAAATTATATAGTGTGTATCTTCTGGATGCAGATGGATGAAGCGGGCAATCAAATCGTCAGCTTCTGCTTGTGGATACCTTAGCACGGACACATTAGTTTTTTCCTTGAAAAATGTTGTCAGAGATTCATACGTGCTCCAAAACATGGCTGATTCTTCAGCCTCAGCCTCAGTAACTGATTGTGCATCAACTACACGATTCTTTTTGTAAGGTGCATACAAATTTTTTCGAAACGATCTACCTTCTAAGCAGACCACAACGTGATCGATTCCGTATTTGCGGACAGCTTGATTGACACTGGTTAGTGTAATGTGTAAGGCTTGTGCAACCTTTTCTTCTGAAGTAGTGCCACGTGATGCAACGTGTCTAGCACGGAAGAAGGTATTTGCGGTGTCGATGAGGGCGTAACGTTTTGTCATGTGTGTATTATATGCTACTATTTAGATTTTGTCAACAATAGGCTGCCCATTTACATATCTAGTCAAGTAGTCTTTGTGTAAAAAAGTTTTAATACGATGTACGTTAGAACAAACCCCAACTCTATTTTCTACTGAGTTATTGTTGCGGTTACTATCTTTATGCTCACCGTCAATCATGTTACATTGTCCAGTTAAAAATGTCTCAAACTCTACATCACCGTAATTTTGACAATAAACTGCATAATGATTCATTAAACAATTAGGTAATCCATTTGTTCCAGTAGGACACCCTGTACAATACTCAGATTTAATATAGTCATCAAATTTGCGATTAGTACGAATACTACTTCCAAATTGCTCAGTCTTGTAATAACCTGTTTTCAAGTTATCCAAGAAATAACCAAGTCCTTTCTCAACAGTCCACTTACCGTCACTGTATGCCTTGACAACTTTTTCAGATAACAATGTACTTTCGGTCAATACAATACACACAGCACTACTCATATAAACATAAAGCAAACACAAGAAATACTTTTGTTGATAATCAATAGGCAGACCGTAAATGTAGTTACGTGCATCTTCGTGATTACGGAAGTATGGCAAACGACTTGTACGTGCATAGAATTGAACCCAATTATTCTCAACTAATTGTTGACTAGGGTTACGAACAACACCTGAGACTGCCAAGCGAGGCAAGTTAGCACCCATTAAGAATTTGTTGAGAACAACAAACATAGTTGGACGATTTTCTTTTTCTGGACTGTTAGCCTTTTTAATAGCATCAAGTGTATTCTTGGTGTATACACCGTCATACTCTAGTGTATCAATCAAATCAACTAAGTCCCAATCTTCTGCTGTACAATCATTACGAACTGTAGTTTCCAAGTTATCCCAAGTCTTTGCTCGGTCCTCTTTGGCGTTAACTGCACCTACACGAATGGCAACTGCTGGCATCATCTTGCGAATAGGACTGTTTGAAGTAACTAGGTCCCATGTTTCTTGTGTGATTGCATTTTGCAAATCTTTAATCACGCCTACGTGATTCTTATACCAAGAAAAAATAGTACTATAACTGTTGTCTAATGTTGATGGCAAGAAATGCACAAACGGCATCTTCAATGGGTCAACCTGCATCACTGGTAATCGATAGTACGTCATGCCACCATGATAGGTCACACCTGTTTGGCTGACAGTTGGTGTAGCGGTAAACTGAATCACCAACGAACCATCTTTACGCATTGCTTCAAGATTTTTGAATGTTGTCAGCTTTGCTTGATTGTTCTTCGCACCAGTAGAAATCTTCATGTCATCAGGATGAGGTACACCGGTTGCATAATGTGCTTCGTCATTAATGATACAATCAAACTTGATATTTAAATTTTTGTAAATCTTATTGTGATTTTTGTTAAACCACGCATTAGTGACAACCAAAACGTTAACATCGCCTTTAAGGCTTTTCTTGCCATTTGTTACATCTAACAAATCTTTTTCTTCATAGACACAAACAGTAAGACCGTCGATAGTTTTATAGTCTAAGTTTTCTAACGTTTCCCAAATGTCATCACGCACCTCGCGAGGTGGTGCAATAATTAGATAGTTACGTAATGGCTTGACACCTGAAATTTGTAAACGAACAAGACTAGGAATCAAATAGTTACTAATCACAAAAGTCTTGCCTGCATTTGTGTTTGCAACATTCAACAGCATGTGAGGGTTGCCTGTAGTAAGCATCAACTCAGCATAATTCAAAATATTATCATGTAGAAATTCACGTTGGTCTTTATCCATCGGATATTTACAAGTGAATTCGCGGTTAGTTTTCATAAGCATATTGGCTCTTACTTAGTAGTCAAAGAAGTACGTAGTATACACGACTATGGATATATTGTCAACCTTTTTAAAAAGAATACTTTTATATTAAGATGCAATAACTTCGTCCCATGAACATTGATACTTGTCCCACCATCTACCGGTTGGTTGAAAAGTACTGAACGTAATTTTTATATTTTGTCCTTTTACTTTAGAATGTGCCTTGTATGGTATTTTCATAAAAAATAATTTATGATATTTGTCACCTCGATAACACAAACAAACTCGCAATGTTCCTATTTTGTTTTCAATTCCAATAGTAGCTTGTCGTTGGTCGGCTTTCTGATATCGACCAGCAAGTGCAAATTTAGCATCAGTTCCATCTTTGAAGTCCATACCTTTTTGATTGCGTTTTTCGCAAATCATTGTATGTGACATGTGTTTAGCTAACACCTGTTCCCAAAAATAACCGGAACTGTTTTGGTCTTCAAATAGTTTCTTCATTTCATGTTCCTGTATTACAGGGATCTGATATAAATCATTCACTAATTCATGTAAAAATTTAGGATTGAATTTTGATTTTACATCATCTGAAAAAAAATCAAGTTGTTCCATTAACTTACTTCCGTTCGCCCGTTACCCAAATCACGTTTCTGAACTGGTCTAACATCACGGTTCAAGGGATCTGCAACTACCTGCTCGTATACTTCTAAAGCAATATTCCTACAAATTTGACTAAACCAGCGATTGACCAAATCAATATCAGTATCAGAATCTTTGTATTTGTAACCAGCACGAACCAAATTCAAAATGAACTTATCGTTCCAGTCTAATTCAAATGCACCACTGTTGATATCATTAGGATCAATATCCATGCTCAGTATGTTGATGTAAGGTTCCCCTGCTTGTGTAGCTTTTTCTTTAGCAGACAATTCTTGTACTGGCTTCTTTACCTTAGGTTTGCGAGGTTTCTTTACCTTAGGTATTTTTGGAGTTGTCGTTGGCTCAGGTAAAGCCTGATCAGGCTCTACTACCTGTTCTACTGGCTTCTTTTTAAATCTATCAAATATACCCATTTTCTTTTGCTTTCTCGTATAATTTAAAGCTGGCAAGATTCTTTGCCTTCGATTCGCACATTATATCAAAGTTATCTAAGAATGTCAATGCCCAATCGTTTACTGCGTCATTCCAATAGAAGTCACTATGGGCACGTAGTTTTTGTTTATTATGTCCACTCTCTATCAACGGAATAAGAGCGGGGCGACATGATCTGGAATGGCCTGTAAGTACATCATCACGACTGACGGAATAATGCATAGTAGGCCGATTCCCCCTCCAACTATCAATGACCATTTTAACGCGGTCATCGTTCGGGTCAATATATTCTCCACTGTTAACCCAGTGATGATGGATGTCCAATACGATTGGAACCAAATCTGCAATTTCAAGAACTGTGTGTAAACCATGTGTAATTTCCTCGTTTTCGATTGTAAGTGTGTTTCTCGCTTCCGGCGAGAGTCTCTCATAGGCTTTTCTGATACCATCGGGCCCAGCACGACCAGAGATATGTACATTGATTTTAATGTCTTGAAATTTCTGACCATATCCCATCCAGCGAGCCATGTCACAATGATATTCAAATTCTTCTATACTCTTATTTACTACTTCTGGACGATCACTTGCTAATACTACAAATTGATCTGGGTGAAAACTTAGTCGGACATTGTTCTCTCTAGCAGTCTTGCCCAATGGGGCAAACCAATGTTGAAGTTGATTTTGAACATCAGTTGATTTCCAGAACTCAGTGTAATTTTCATGTGTGTAGAAACTTAGCATGTCACTAGTGACACGTAACATACGTAATGGTTCGGGTAGACTTGCTACCTTTTTAATCAACGCATGAGTATTAAGAATGTTTTTCTTAGCAACATCGATAATCTTTTCTTCCACAAGATTACGCTTGTTGCGATTGGCCCATGCCATAGTAGTACCACCAGTGTTAAGTCCTTCAACACTAGCAATCTCACCCTTCTTGTTGATTTCGGCGAATTTACACGCAAAGCCGATGCGTTTAGTAGGAGTAGTCATGTTTGAGAGTATATCAGACAATTGATTATTTGTCAACTTTCAGTAAATCCTCTAAATTATATATCTTTTTCATATAGGAACTAGGGTTGCCCAAAACGCTTACGGGTAAATCACCCTGTCTACGTGGTCCTATTTTAGTCAACAAGTCAATATTTTGGATATTATTGACTTGTCTAAACATAGACACTATTTCACCAACTGTATGTCCTACTCCATGTCCTAAGCATTCCATACTGTTAGCAGGTTTTTCAATCGCTAGTTTCAATGCTTCGCATATTTCCATAACATGAACATAGTCACGCACACAAGTACCATCTTTGGTATCATAGTCGTTACCAAATATAGTAAATTCTTTAGTACGCATAGCACGAATCAAATTGTAAAACAGTCCATCTGGATTTGTAGGTTCTACTACTGTACTCCCGATCACATTGTAGAATCTAAAAATAGTGTAGGGTACATTATTTTTTGTACAGTATTCACGTATACAATCTTCGGCTGCTTTCTTACTGGTGCCATATGCACTTTGACAATACTCTGCGGCACCAGTACTTGCAAATATAAAATTCTTTGTTTTGATTCCATTTAATACATTGAGAGTTCCTGTTAGATTGGTCATATAATAGTTACTAGGCATCTTCTCACTCTCACCCACATTTACTAATGCAGCCAAATGTATTACTGTATCATACTCTCCTTGAAGGTAATGCATAGTTCTGATATCACAATTAATAAAATGTTTAATATCTACTCTGGGGTTCATTGTGTCTAACCCATATAACTCATAAGTATCCTCTAACAATTTAGTTAGATGACTACCAATGTAGCCTGAGTTACCTGTGATTAAAATTTTCTTCATATAAATTCAAATAGACTTACGCCTACTTCCTCTTCTTTTGGTTTAAAACTTGGGTCTTTACTTAGATAAGAATTATCATCAGTATACCATACATTGATAAATTTGTACCTGTTTGCTAATACTGATTCAAAATCTTCACGTGCCAAGTGACTACGTTTTAACTCTTTGATGTAATCGCTATACTTAACAGTTTCGTATGTGTTAATTTTTGCGGCATTTGTGTTACTACGCTTACCATTAAATTTATCTAAGAAATTGATCCATTGTTCTGCCACATCGTTATCTAATTTTTGTATATAAGCCATTGCATCTTTATGTTGCATAGTGCCATATAATTCTTTAATTTTTGTAGCGGCATCTTTGATGTTAACTTTGTGGAAGAAACGACTATCAAAGTTATCTGACCAATCTTGTGTATCTAACACAACACATGGCATGTGACTCACACATTCTAAGAATGCAAATGGATAGTTCTCTCGTAAACTTGGCATAAAAAATACACTAGAACTTCCTATAAACTCTACCTTTTCTTCACCTGTAATTCCTGCTTTGATTTCATAATCAGTAATTCCTGCGTCACTAAATGCTTTTTCAAATTTCTTAGCACCATTACTGTTAGTCATTACCTTACATGGTAATTTACATTCTTTCATTACACGAATATATGCTTCGGGATTCTTACCTTCTTCCCATCTACCGATAAACAATACTCCATTACCTGTGATAGGTACTTCTTCAAGTAAACCACGCTCACTCATTGGCATGGGCAATTGAACACAATTAGTTGCACCATGTTTAGTTAACTCGTTGATGTTCTTTTGACTTTGCGTACCGATAATGATATCAGTAAACTCCATATGCTTATTATAGAAGTTATGATAACTATCCAAGAACACATCACTACCTTGGCTTTCACGGAAAATCATGCTATGTAAATGCGTATAGAATACAACAGGAATATACTTGTTAACAGTCATAGCATACGCCGCAGTCATTGCTTCCTGCGTATTACACACAATCATATCATAGATATTTGTTTCAAATGCCTTTAACAATGATTTGCGAAAGTTTATAATCTTCTCAAAGTTGATTGTATCACTAAATGCAAATGTACCTGTATGGTCTGTATACTTAAGCGGATCAGTTGGGTAAATAATATT